TTAAGCACACGAAAGCCCCAGCCTAAAGTAATAGGTTGGTTAAAACTTGAGTGTGTATTGGAGTGCGCGGAATGCGCGTTGTGAACTACAGTTTAATGTCCATCACGGACAGGATCACTTGTACCTCCCGTACAAGAATCTAATTCTTTATTTAAAGAAAGCATCCATAGAGTTTGACTTCTCTTCTTCATCCTCAGGTTCTTCTTCTTTAGTCTCGTCTTCTGCGTCATATTCATCACCTTTCTCTTCTTCAGCTTCTTCTTCAGCCATGAATTTAAGATCATGCTTGGCTATAAGTGATTCAACTTCTAATTGAGCAGCAGCTTTCTCTTCAGCTTCTAAACGTGCTTTTTCTTCAGGGCACACATAGTCAGGCATGTACTTTGAAACAATAAACTTAGCGTCAGCGTTACTGAACCCTGTATCTTTAAGTACTGTTTCTAGTTCACGCACTGTAGGCAATGTGTTGTCTTTCAATTTCATTTTTATTCCTTCTGTTCTGGATAAGTCGTTACATGGAAATGTCACAAGAGAAGTCTCAAGTAGACTAACCTCATGTAAACGGTTTACTTTAGCACTAACGTCATAACTCTCATCAATTACGTAGTAACCTATACTGAAACCAGACAAAGCACCTTGTTTAGCAAGCGCAAGGGCTTCCTTAGCTTGTGCAACGTCTAAGTTTAAATGTGCATCACCTTCAAGACCTCTTTCAGTCTCTCTAAGGCTCTTCCAGACACCAATTGGTTGGTCATGCTTGTGTTGCCATAAGACAACTAAGTCACGACCACTCTTGGTAATCTCAAGAAGACTTTTAGTGAATGCTCCCTTCATTGTTATATCACCTGCGTAATCTTTGTTACCAAAAGCATTAAGTACTCCCGACACAATACCTTGTTCACTGATATCTTTGGTTTCAAATACGATGGATTTATTCTTTTGAATTGTCATTATCTTCTTCCTTCTCTGGGTCATTCTCTGGGTCTTCTTTAGGTTCTTTTGATGCATCAATTGCGGCTCTAGTAGCTTCCATTGAGAGTGATGCTTGTTCTTCTGCTGCTGCAGCATTTCCCCATACATAGTTGTTACTTTGAATGACAAATGTGTGCTCTGGGTTAGAGGGAGACATATCGAACATCACTCTAGATTCTTCATGACTTATAATGCGGTTCTTAATTAGGACTTCAGCTACTTCTGCTTGGGTCTTAATATCACCACGTACAAATGATTTAGTATCGAATTTAATTTCCATGTTTTCAGGTAATACCCTGTTGAACGCATTCTCAATCTTGATCATAGTGGGCATGAGCGATGACTTTAAGAAGTGAAGATTATTCTGTTCCACGTTGTTCATAGTTTGAGCAGTGGTGTCATTAAGCATATGTACTGGGACACGGAAGGCCGAAGCAATCTGCTCACGACTGAAACAAAGCATTTCAAGTAGTTGAGCGTCTTGGTTAGTCATTGTGATGTTAGTGTATTGAAGACCACCTTCAAGTACTGCTACTTTACCAGCGTTATCTGTACCACCATATGCTCCCTGCCAACTCTCAGCAATACGGTCAATAGATTCATCATCCAACGTATCATCTGTGCTTAAGATCCCGCTTAGACGTGTTCCATTCTCAAATATCTTAGCTGTGTGACGCTGAGTAGCTATTCCTGTACCAATCTGCTCTGCAAGCATGGAAATGGGGGATATACCCGTGTAACCATTAAGTGATTGTAGTTTGATATCAAGTAAACCAGTGTCACAGAAAGGAGGGAAGCTCGTAATCATCTGACCACCATTAGTTACCCAATTAGCAAAGGGTATTCCACTGGTATTCATGGTGATGTTTACTGAATCAAAATGTCTCATTGGGACTATGGCCTTGACATTACCTAGGCTGTTCTTCTGCACTTCTAAGAAAGTATGACCACGCAATAAAGCTACGGTTACTAAGTGTTCTACTAACTCTTGACTAGTCATATAGTCATTGGGAGTCTTACAGAATATCCTGCTCTCCCTTGTCCCTCTTGATACTTCCTCCATGACGTTGTTACGCTCACGGTAGAGTTTCAGGGGTATCATACCTATGGACTCGCTTATAATCTTTACACAGGTATAAACGTCAGCCTGACGCATAGCAGAGTTATAATTAACCTCCACTCCAGCGTGTGATGTGCCTTTACTGTTTAGTTTTGCATCAACATAAGGATTGATAGACTTCTCTTTAGGTTCCTGTGGTTTGTTCTTTCTGAACATTTTAAATATAGCCATTAAGACTCCTTTGTTATCCTAATACGACCAGACCTCTTCCATTTTTACCTGAGTACGGTGAACGTTTAGGCTTGTCCTGAATCTCTGCCATTGAAAGGGCAATGATTGTGGCTATGATGGGGTCAATCTTGTGTATGTTATGGTTCTCACGGGTTACTGAGATATTTGATCTATCATCAACCTTTACTACAGCACATGATGCGGTCCACTCGAAGGTTTTGTCTCCGTTATAAATTAGGGACTTATCTTGTATGTACCGTTCAAGTAACTTAGAGGCTTCTGAAAGGTTTGCTTTACTTTGCGTGATTGATACCATTGGCAGCTTTTTCTTCTCCAACTGAGTAGCTATTGCTGTTAAGTGGTATGGGTCATACGCAATTGTTTCTACTTCATACAACTGGCATGCTTCTTCAAGCACCGTACCTATAGTTGCGTAATCCATAGACTCAACATTTAGGATATTTAAGTACCCCTCGTCATCGAGATTCAGATAGCGTTGTCGCATCTGTTCTGTGACCTTGTCCATTGCTGAATTAGGCAAGAAGTTATCGTAAAAAACATTGAAAGTGCCATCATTATTAGGGAATAAATAACAAATTGATGATAAATCCAGATAATCAGCAAAATCGAGTCCAATGATACATTTACGACCTTTAAAGTCTGCTATGTCAGCAGTGGGATTAGAACATTCGTATACTTTATCCATATCAAGCCAAGCTTCAGCATTGTTAACCCACACGTTACATCGCTTAGTGAGGAAGTTAGGACGTTCTGACGTAATACGTTCTGCCTTACGACATAGACGTTCAATATCATCATACTGGACTGATACACCCAAACAGGGGTTAGCTTTGATCCATACCTTCGTATCATTAAATTTGTCACCGTCATCTAGCGTGTAGATTAATGAAAAAACCTCATCTTCCATCGCATAGTTTTCAAGTATGGTGACACCATCGTCATACATAGCCTTACCAATACCGTCTAATATCCACCCTGCTGTTGATATAGTGAATGCGAGTGCTTGTAAACGAGAACCCGTAGCAGTTTCAAGAACTCCATACAGATTCTTATCCTTCCAAGCATGTATTTCGTCACACACGAACATGTGTATATTAAGACCATCAAGGCTATTGGAATCTGACGCTAATGGCGTAAATACACCAAACTCTGCATCATACAGTATTCTGTTGTTACGGATCTTTAAGACAGACTTTAGGTCACTCATTGATAGCATGCGCACAGCATCATCGAAAACGATCTTAGCTTGATCTTTTTTAGTAGCCACTGAATACACTTCTGCACCCACTTCACCATCAGCAACCAGCATGTACAAGGCTAAACCTGAGGCTATTGTGGACTTACCATTCTTACGACCTACAAAGACCGTACAGGCTTTGAAACGTCTTAATCTAGTTTCCTTGTTGATCCAGCCTATAGTGGAACTTAGGAGAAATATCTGCCAAGGCATTAACTTAACTGACTGCCTAGCTAATGCACCTTTTGTGTGCTTGATGAACTTATAGAAAGATACAATTTTCTGTGCTTTCTTAGGACATAGAAAGAATTTAAAAGTAGGGTCATTATCAGACCTGTATAGGTCCTTGAAGTGCCTTTCAGCAGCCCTTTTCAGCAACTTACCTGATACTATCTTCCCACTGAGTACATCGTCAGCATACTTGTGCATTTGTCTGTAATCTTGGTCATCAGATTTAAGACCGTGGACTACATACTTCTTGCGTGTTTTATTAATATGAGCTTTAGTAGGATTCATATTAAACTCCTACTAATGCTTCAACCAGCTTTCCATCCAGAGTTAGATTGTTATTATGGGGATCATAGTATCCAATGAGTTGACTCTTATATCCAATTGTGAAGATGTTTGCTAATGGGTAATGAGCAACGTGTTCTCCCTGCAAGTGCGGGGCCTGTTGTATTACTAGTTCTGATAAAGTCATATCAGTTCTCCAAGAATTGACCCAAGGGAGACTTAACTTCCTTGGATGCTTTATTTACTTGCAGACGGGAACGAGCGACAGGTGTGAGACCTAGCTCACTAAGCATCTTAAGGATGACTTTAAGTTTGTCATCACGGATCTTGAGGTTTGGATTAACGACCTCTTGCATGAAACCTGTAGCCGTTGGCATTTCTTTAAGAAA